AGTGTCTGCTACGTTTTTAATAAGTTGACCTGCAACTTCATAAGCACGAGGATGATCTGACGCTCGTGCCACATCAAGTATGCCATCTACTGCCTCCTGTCCTTTCATTAATAAACTATGTAACTGAGCACGACTAACGTCGTAGTCTTTTTTTACGTCCTCAGTTTCTGATTTTTTCAACTCCGGTTTCACTTTCTCAACATGCTTTTGGAGTTCGGAAGGTTCCGCCCCAAAAGCTTTATTTAATCCATCAAAAGGTGTGCTCATCAGGTAATCTCCTCATCCTCTCCAGTTACGGGATTGCGTTTCTTATTGTCGGTGAACATAGAAACCATTTCATTGAATCCAAAGTCATCATCAGCATCTGCAGTAAGCGGATCTGGTTCGACAATGTAACGCATCTGTCTGGGTGCATTGACTGTATCCGTAGTAGAATACATATCTGTTTGAACTTTTTTGATGATCTTGCCTTCTGTAACAGGACCATAGAGGTATGTTTTTACTACAAATTGTAATGTATAGATGACTGCTCTCCTCTGTGCAAAGTCACCTACATAGTCATCTTCATATTGAATATCGTTCAAGATAACAGGAACATCTTTTACTTCTTTCATATCGGGCAACAGTTTTACTGTCAAATTGAAATGCGGTTGGAAGAAGGGAAGAATTTGCTCAATGATTTGTAGACCATCATCCTGATTCTTAGAAATAATCGCTAATTCAAAACTCAAATTATATGGAACAGGCATAAACACATTCTTGTTTGTTGTGCTCGTGCTTGCAACACTCACTTTTTGTGTAGGAGAAACCTTTCTTTGAGAATCATAATTAATGCCATTAATCTCAAATGAAATTCTAGGCAAAGTAATTTGAACCCTCTTGTTTGTAGGATCGGGATTTTGGTCCAATCTCGCTAAAAACTTCTGTTTTGGACCATATGCCAGAGGAACTTTCATTACCTCGTCGCCTCTTCTGAGTTCAATGTTATTGAACAAAGTACCAAAGGCAACAATGGTTTTTCTAAAAATCTCGTGATATGAATAAGTTCCTAGCATGGTCAAACAGCAGTATCAGTTGTAGATCCAAAGACTCCGAACGGATTAGTCTCTGTAAAGTCGAGAATACCATCATCCTCGGTTTCAAAACTATAATTCTGATCGTAATTGGAGTTAACATTATTTAGTGTATTGTACGATGCCGGACTCCACTTAGCACCAGATGTAACACCCGTCACGGTTTCGGCGGTGTTAAAGGTTCCACTACGGTTAATAATTTGGAGTTCTCTTGTGGTGGAATCCCAAGATTTGACCTCTGCTCTATTGTCTTTAGGTGAGTAGTCAATGACGACAGTAGGTGCAGAACTATACCCACTGCCACCATCTGTGACAGTAAGACCAGTAACAAGACCCGCAGCATCAACCGTAGCAGTCGCTATAGCACCACTTCCGCCACCTCCTGTAATTGTAACTGTAGGTGGTAGAGCAGACTTATATCCCTCCCCACCATCTGTAACTGTAAATGCTGTGACTGCACCACCACTTACGGTCGCAGTCGCCGCAGCAAGGAACTGGTCACCAACGATTTCTTCACCCACTGTAAATGTTCCAACACCACCCGCATCCATAACAAGTTTGATAGCATTGGCGAATGAAGTTTCGATAGCATCGATTTCCGTAACACCAGTGTCGAGTTGCTCGTCTGCGTACTCGAAGAGTTCGCATTGACATTCCCAGACATACCCCTTACCCAGTTGATAGAACGGACGCTCAACCTCAACAAACTTAATCTCGAAAAGATGTTTGGTGATGGGGAACCAAATAAGATCGCCTTCATTAGGACGACCTTCTACATTTAGTGTTGCATTATCGTCTACTTCACTCTCAAATTTTTTACGAGAGAAAATAAATGTAGTTTTATCTTCAATACGAATACCAAACTTACTAAGAAGTTCGCCTTGTCCTTCCCAACCCTCTACATTATTGACATATGCTCTAATAGATAATGCCTGAGTAAAGGTACTATTTTCTACCTCATCTAGAACAGTGTCACGATTGACGTAAGTCCTAGGGAGATAGTAAATATTCTGACCGTAGATTTCGATACTTTCTACGATCAAATTTTCCATAAACTTCTGCTCTTGAGCAGAAGCATTTGCTCTTAATAAATTGGTGTGATTACTCTGAACGTAATCCTGTGGAGGGTCATTTTGGTATGCCATATCAACCGATTAAATCCATTGGAGGGAGTTCGTATGTTTCACGGATTTCTTTTTCTAAATCCTCTTTTCTTTTATTTGCATCTTCTAAAATGTCACGTCCTTTTAGCGTAACACCACCGAGCATTTGAATGCCATCATACTTACTTAGGTTACGACCCCACTGTTGCATAAACAACGCCTCAACATAATCCTTCATCCAGTTGTCATTGTACATGCTGGTATATACTTCAGGATCTTGACGCATATGCAGATCAACTAAAATGTAGTCACCTGCTTGCAGTGTATCCCAATCAAAATCCATATACAATCTTGCTTGGTGTTCGTTGAATTTCACTCTACGATTCGCTTGAGAGTTAGTAACCCAATCAAGTGTTTCGAGATATTGGGATGTCATGAAGTAATGCAAGATTTGACCATGAGTCATTGCATAGATATCATTCAAAAAGATCTGATACTTAATGTTAAAGATGTTGCCAGGGACAACACTAGATGCACCAATATTTGTATAAACGTGATTGATGCTCAATACACCAGGAGGAAGATCTACATAATTATTATTTTCATACCAGTTTGTCGCACCCTGCTGAGTGGATGACATTGCGGCAGTTTTGATAGCATCAGTAACTTCAATTTTCATGAAGCTGTTATAACTGCCACTGTAATGGTACTCTTGATAGTAATCAATTGCTTCCTCAATGAGATCATCTAGTTGCTCATCAGCAACGTTGATATCAATTGTAGGGTAACCTAATCTACGAAGAGCGTAGTTTTTTAACTCGGTTTTACTTGCGGGACGTGTAGCGGACATGAGTTATCAGGAGAATGAATTGACAGTCAAAGTGGTAACATCATTAGCACTAACGACTTCTCCAACCTTGAAGAATCCGCCAACATTATCGACAGTGATTTGATTAGTACCAAGAGCAGTAATAATACCAGTTGTGCCACTGGTTGCACCAGTAACAGTTGCACCAACTTCCATCGTTGTGATATCAGCAAGTGCAAATGTTGCATTGGTGAATACTGTAGAAAGATCAATGGTTGCATCGCTCGTAAAGATAGTTGCAACATTGAAGGTTAGATCTGCAGCACCACCGCCACCAAGATTTGCATCAGAAATTGTGATTGTATCAGAAGCGGCATGACCAGTACCAGGTGTGGTAACTGTGACTGTTGCAGCACCAGAACCATCAACAACAATTTGGAACTCAGAACTTGTTCCAGAACCAGTGGTGGTGAATGCAGTCACATTGTAAGTTCCTGCACTTCTCAGTGCATCTGCTGCACCAATGGTATCGACAGTATCAACACCAGTTGCATTAGGATGAACAATGGTAACAGTATTACCAATTGCATAACCAGAACCTGCATTATTTACAGTAACACCAGTAACACTACCGCCGGAAGCAGTAATATCAACCGTCAAGTTAGAACCATCGCCACCAGTGGTAGCAAGACCAGTGCCAGTTGTGTACTGAGTACCAGCAACTAAAGCACCGAAGTTGAAGGTTGCAACACCACCCAGGTTGGGGTTGGTAAGAGTGATTGTATCTGTGATCAGATAATCACTACCGCCCGCATTTACTGCAACAGCAGTGACTTCTCCACCAACAACTGTTATATCAACAGTTAATCCAGATCCTGTACCACCAGTAGTAGTAACTGCAGTTCCAGCAGTGAAACCGCCGAGACCGCCAGTAGCGACTGAACCGGCAACAACAACAGCACCAGGTGTAGGATCACCCGACAGGTTCAGAGTCAGAGTGGTAGTAGTTGCAAGGTTGTTAAGCATTGCTTGCAATTGAGCAAATGCATTGTCCAACTTATCCTGAACTCTTGCCTCTGTGTAGTAAAGGTTAGTTCCCTCAGACA